AAGTCATTATTTCTGCCGGTGTTTTTCTCTTCAATAGGGCTAGAGATGTACACAACCATAGTAATCTATCGGACTGACTAAGAATGTCGGTGGTGTCTTTCGTTATACCATCTCTGTTCATTTGAACATATGAAGAGCAGGGAAAATCATATATCCCGCACATATCTGACAACTGTTGAATCTGGTAGCCTAGAGCCTGATGCTCTTTCATGTTGTCTAGGTCGTTAGTATTCATTAGCTTGAAATAGTCGTATATGACCAAACAATCTTTAGTAACGCCGTTCTCCATGCCAACATCTTGAATTACCCACCTTCGGATGATTGAAATTATTTCAGAAAAGTCTTTTCCTGCAATCGCACGATGGTATAGAGGGATTTTTTTAATTCTATTTGCTGATTCGTAAATTTGATTCTTGTGGAACTCCGTATCGGCAAACTTTCCGCTCTCAATGGATTTCATGGACTGCGTTGACATACAAGCTAGAATTCTAGGAAGCTGTGATTTCTTAGACATTTCGGTATCGAGATATAGAACTGGAATGCCGAGCTTAGCAACATGAATAGCGTCGTTGATGGCAAAGGAACTATTGTGAGTTACAATAAAATTGTCCGTTAGATATAGCCCGTTCTGAGCGGATGTCATAATACATCTCATTTTCTCTTGCTCTACGTATTCGACGCTTACTATTTTTCGTTCTAAGTTACCCTTAGTTCTATTTTTAAGTCTTACTTTCTTTTCTTTGATTAAATCTAATTTATCAAAATTTGTAAATGAGATATGTAATCTATGTGATATAACCGAAGCTCCTGTTTGGCACTTTGTTGTTCTTTTAGCGATTCTACAGATTCCGCCAAGTGACATCACAACGGTCTGTATGTTATTTGCTAGCTCTTGCGAACACGTAGAATATTCTATAATCCCGTTTGTTTTACTAATTGACCCATCCGTATCAATCAAGCCAGATAATAATTGCCACCTATCAGAAATTGGACAATGTATGTAATCTAGTGGTATGAACTTATCGTAAGAGTTAGTACCAAACAAACACAGTCTACGTAATTCTGCTAAGAACGGACTTTCGATTCCTGTCCTACCCTGTGTTATTCTATATTGAATAGAACTATCGTCTAACTTATTATTAGATAAGTAATAACCATCTGGTAATAGTTTCTCTACCTTTTGTAATAGCTCTTGGCTAGTATTGGTCAATACGCAAGACTTCTGTAGGCAACCATCTCCTAATAACACGCCTAATACATACGGATGTATCACCTGCTTAGCATTGCCATAAAATTGGCACTCTGATAATTGTACTGACCACTTTGGCCTATCGGCTAGCACTAGGTCATTTAAGATGCTTTTAAGTTCGACTGTTTTCCATTTCTTAGACTTATTAGACTTAATTGTCCATTCATGTCTATCATTACAATATGTAAATGTGCCATCGTTGAATGAAACTCTATAAGATGCCAGTGGCGACCAGTCAGCGATATTTAACACTTTATTAATACTGCCGTCAACGCCACAGATTTCATCTCCTATATTTAGGTCGCCCATTCGCTTTGGACCGCTTGGAGTATATACCGTACTATCTAGTGGTTGAGCTTTACCCACTTTAGGACGAGCCGCCGTTAGGTATACCCCGCCGCGTCTTCTACCACCGCCAATAGCCTCATTATAAATTGGCCACGGTGACGGTATACCCATGATATCTTGCTCGTTCTCTTCCAAGAACTTTAGGTACTCGTCAATCCCTTCTCCAATTAACTCTGTCTTATCTCCTGATTCAGAGCTTAGACCGACCGTATAATCGAAGATTGGCTTCTCTAGCTTAGAGATAATTCCGTCTATAGTTTCGCTGCCATTAACAGTGCTTAACTCAATGTATATCTCTTTAGAGATTCTCTGACATTTTCTAGCAATCTCCAGCTTTCTAATAACCCTAGAGTTATTGGTAGCGTTTTCTTTAGAGATATTAAACTTAAACAACGAACTGATATAATCAGCGTTCTGCTTATCCTTTAAGATATCGCCAAAACCCAATATAGTTGCCTTAGCAATAACTGATGGGATATCTATTGTATTAGAATCAGTTAGAACACTATCAATACATTTATACAATATTTGATTGTTGTTATTTGTAAAGCAGTCTACGTTAATTATCTCAGATATATCGGTGTATATCTCTTGACCGTATTTACATAGACCGGCTAGTACTGCTCTTTCTGCTGCACAATTTTGTGGAATAATATATGTTGTTTTATCTTTTTCCATTTATTTCATTCTAACTAAGTGTATATTATTTGTGTGAGGGTTAACATTTTAACGTGCTGTTTTTGAGGTTAACATTATGAAGTACAAGCGTGGCTATAAAAATGACATTCTAAAACTAAGGTTAGACGGGAAATCATATAATGAAATATCTAGTATATTAGGTTGTTCTAAAACAATAGTGTCATATCACCTAAATGAAACAGCTAGACATAAACATAAAATACAACGTGCAAAGTCTCATCCGTTTCAAGGAAAGCTTTATCGGTTTGTCAGAACGGACTGTGGTAATAAAAATATAGCTTATGAACGTAAACGTAAAAAAACAATAAATGATAAGTTATTAGCTAAGATTCAAACATTTCATAGAATAGGTGGGGCTGGCACAATGTGCGATAAAAAAACATTCACAGTACAAGATATTATCAATAAATTCGGAGAAAATGTAAAGTGTTACTTAACAGGAATAGATATAAATATATATGAAACAAATACATATCAATTCGACCACATTGTTCCACGTTCTCGCGGTGGACAAAATACTATTGATAACTTAGGTATAGCTAGTAAAAAGGCTAATCAATCTAAAAATGATATGACGGTAGATGAATATATAAATTTGTGTAAGATGATTCTAGAACATAACGGTTACGAAATAGTAGCTAAAAAAGACTAATACGTCTTACTTTCCTGAGCTACATCGGTCACATCTATACCCTCCGCCAACTATAAAAGCTGGATTGACATTATAACTACGTCCACAACTAAAACAATTTATCTTAACCGGCTTGTACTCTGGCCTTCTTTGAACCTTTGGTGCTTGTCTTGTTCTTATATCATCCTGTCTATCTTTTTCGGTATAATCAACCAGCGGCTCATCTTTGGCATCGCTGAACAGATTTACTCTGCGTTTTGGTACGAACGGTTCTACTCTCGCCTCTTTATCCATTTTCTTAGCTGTGGTCTGTTGGTCAACCTGAAACTCAGCTTCATCAAATACGGGAGTTTGCTGCTGCTGCCTTTGAGGTAGTCTTCTTCTATCTACAGCAAGCTTAGGCGTTTTACTTACAGCTTTTGGTGTAACCACATCATTGGTTATTCTACTATAACCATCAGCAACTGACTGCATGTTGCCAGTAAGTATACCATGTTTTATCTGTTCTAACGGTGTCATTCAACTCTCCTAATTCTAGAAAACCTACCGAAAGCATCTGATATATGATGTATGGATTGTGATAGGTATGCCATTTCGTCAACAATAAGACTTTGTTCACTTGCTACTTCACTTAATCTACGTGCGTAATCATTATTTATTATTACTGAGTCTCTTCTAACTTCATATTTAACGAATTTATCGAAATTATTATATTCTTGTGCTACGACCATATTTAGGCATCTTTCGGCCCAATTTTTAATAGCGGTCGCGGTGTTTGTATATTTTTGTATTGTTAGGGAATAAACATTTAACTTGATTTCAGCTAAACATAACTCTTCTGGAGTCAATTTAGCTAGCTCATCTTCGGACATCGAAAGATACCCAACGCACGTTGTATCAACGTTAACGCGGTTAATTCCGAATATTGAAGCTTGCTTCTCTATCTTTTTAATGATTTCATTTAGCTTGTCATCAACGTAACTCAATTTTCTCTCTCCATTCTTCATCTGTTAGATTATATGGAAGCTCTACAAATTCAATATCATTTATTTCGCACCACTCTCGTTTATCAGAGTCTCGCAATTTAGATTTTACAAAACCGAGTTTATTAACATGAAAGAACGGAACATATTCATAATGTTGTCGCCCATGTACTTCCACCATCAGCATTTTCTTTGGAATAAAGAAATCGGCATATAAGACCGACCCGTTCTTCCTAGAGCCGGGAAGAGTTACTTCCTCTAGGATTTTATCGCACGGGAATAAAGACTTTAATATTTTCCTTGCTCTAGTATGAGGCTCTGAAACGCTTTTCTCATCGTCGTCGTAAATCATAAAATCCGTGATTGATAATGTATGTTCCCTATTATCGAACCCTTTAAATCTCATGTTATAATCTCATACAACTTCCCACTGATATAATCAAACGCAGCTTTATTTTCGGTTAACAGAAGACACATCTTCTCTTCGCCCTGAGTCTTTAGAGTCTCGCCATTCATCTCGAATGAGAACCAAGCACCGGACTTATCTATTATACCGAAATCGACGCAGAGTAAGAATGTTTCCTTGATGATATCAAGGCCAACTCCGTAGCGGAGGCACGATGTAACAACATTACCAGAAGCTGAATTACCTGACTTCTGAATTTCCCACTCTATTAATTGACCAACTAGAACTCCGTTCTCTTCCCAGCGAGTAGTCTTGTTCTTGGTCATGACTTTAATGTCTAAGGCGTACTTAAGCTTTTCACCACCATCTACTAGCCACTTTTCTCCGTAACCACTCGTGTTAGTAATTAGGTGTTGTATGATAATAACGGTAGCAGACATGACCTTGAACGCCGCCGCCATCTTACGACACCAATGAGCCATAATCTTAGGTTGAGTAGAGCGAATCTGACCGCTGGTTTCAGCTTCTAATTCATCAGCCGGACACAATGCAGAGGAACTATCAATAACCAATATAAGACCTTCGTTTTCAGGGTCTTTGATGAGACTCTCTGCTATATCTAGGAAGTCTTGGGCGGTTAGAATATGCTCTTTTGTAGATTTTATTACATTGATAAGTTCTGGGTCTAAACCCCTTATGCCTCTCATATTCATTGGCTTGAGCCTATGCTCTACATCTAAGTAGAATATTTTTCTACGCTTACCATTAAATAGATGATACTTATCACTCTTTTGTACGTTTGCTAAGATTTGCAATACCGTAGTTGATTTACCGCAGCCCGGAGGTCCAATAAAACTAGCTAATGAACCCTCTGGTATTCCACCACCTAAACCCGAATCCAATGACGGTGAAACTGGAAATATTATCGTATCTTTATTCGCTAGATTTGTTCCGGTTGAAAGAATATCACCATACTTCTTTAACATTGACGCCAGAGACGACTTAGCCGACTCTTTTTCCTCTTTTGCCTTAGCCATCTAAACCTCTTAATTTACTCATTGTATTTGG